ATTAGGAATTTCGTCTCTAGATCTTCCAATAAACCTTTCCATAAAATCATCAGGTTCTAAGTATTGAAAAAGGCTTGGAAGCTTAGAAATAATCTTATCGAGAATTCCTCCTGTTCCATAGCCGAGTAGAGTTACAATCTGTCCTCTCGATTGCCAATCAACAAGTTGTTTCATTTTTGCATCAACTGTCATACGAGTAAGCGCAAAAAGTTCCGTACTAGAAGATAAAACGAACGCAAGAGTGAGAGCTCGATCACCTAGGGCGACATGATCAGATACAGTCTGTTTGGTTCCATCTTTTTCGATTGGATGTTTAGTAACCTCAGCTGGATAAGAATGATCAAATGTATTAACAACATTTAATTCTACTTCTTTGCCATCTGCCTTGAGAGCAATTGTATCTCGTCCTGTGATTGGATTGCTCATGCAAATTCATCCTCTGGAAGCCCAAGAAGTTGTCTGAGCTTTGGAACAATTTTATCATCAATCTGCTCTTCAATCATTGATACAAAATCTTTTGCATCTTGCTCAGTAGATCCCGATCCAAGTATGATTTTCTCAATATTAAATGATAAAAGGCTCTTGAGTCCGGAAGATCCTCCCGATCCATTCGAAGATCCACCAGAACTTGCACCGGGCAACTCTTTGAACGCATAAAGATTATCATCTGGATGCGTATGAATAACTTGACCATCTTTTGTGATAATCGCATCATTAACGTTTGTAGCATTGCTTCCACCTAAATCAATTCCAATTGATTTTAAGCCATTTACAAATGATGCTGGTAATACCTCTGCAAGTATTTTCTTTATGTCATCTTTCATTTTCGTAAACATCGCAATGATCTTATCAGGAATACCAGATATGAATGCAACAATGTCATCCCAGAAAAAATACAAAGCAGAAACTGGAAAGAGAGCCATGATCACATACTTTCCATAAGTCTTTACAAGATTCAGAACTTTGTCTAACATACCTTTAAAGAGTTTAGCTAGATCAAAATCCTTCCATGGTCCAAGGAAATCTCCAATGATGGAATCTCCACCATCCATCCACGTTAAAAGCTCATCTACTACGAGAACCACAGCTGCAATGGCAGCTCCGATTCCAACCATTATAGCAATCACAGGAGCCCAAGCGACGATGAAAGCATAGCCTGCTCCAATCATTGTATAAATTGTAGGTATTAAAATTGCAGTTAATGTTCCAGCTAACACAATAAGTGCAAACTTAACTCTATTAGCTCCATCTTCACTATCTGTAAAATAATTTAACAAAGGAATCAGTGCAAGTTGTAGAGGCTTAATAGCATTAGCTACCATCTCTCCAATAATTTCTCTTAAATCTCCAAATCTTTGATCTAGAATTTCTGCTCGTGCAGCAGCTGTATTCATATGCTTTGCGTATTGTTCTGTGAGAGCTGAATTTTCTTTGAGAGCAGTCATTATAAGAGCCTCTCTCATTCTCTTGGAAGTCTCGTCTGCACCAGTTCCAATTGCCTTGAACTGAGCTTGGTACTTACCGAAGACGGCTCCGTTCTTTTTCAAGAATTCATCTGATCCTGAGATAATAGACTCTTGTGCCTTCTGCATAACTTCGCCTAAATCTTTACCAGTTACAGCAGAGACTTGCTGTAATCCAGAAAGAGAATTAGATATAAAATCTACTGAAGCTCCCATTTCAAGAGCACGATTTGCAGCAGCTTTTAGAGATCCTTCAGAACTAAGACCTTGCGAATTCACAAGAGCTTCATCTATTGCTGCTCCAAGTTTTGGATACTCACTACCAGCAAGATTTTCCACTTGTACTCTTTGTTGCTCTAAAGCAGAATAAGCATCGAGAGAAGCAGAAGCATAACTTGCTGCAAATGCGATTACACCAGCTGCTGCAACTCCTTTTAAGAATCCACCAAGATTCTTAGCGGAAGTTGAAGTTCTATCTAATGTGGAATTGATCTTTTTAATCTCACGTTCTGTTAGTCCAGCAGCTTTAGCTGATTCTAAGAATTCATCTTCTAAATTCAAATCATTGCGTGCGGAATTAATCAAAGCTTCCATTTCTGCTTCGGTCTTTCCAAGAGATTCAGCTAATCGCAAAATCTCAGGATTAGATTTAGATGCAGTGTCAAAAACACTTGCACCTAAATCTTGAATTGAATTTGCAGCTTCTCGTGAAAATAAATCAACAGATTCCAAAGAACTGCCAAAAGTTTCTTTGATTTGATTTACCTCTTGCTCTAATGCATCGAGTGCATCAGCTGCATCCCCAGATAAATCAATAGCTACATTCAATTCTCTAAGAGCCATTAGAAGATAATTCTCCTAGGCAATGCTCGATTATCCTCATATTTGATTCGATCATCTAATGCTTCTAAAAACATTCTATATTCCAAATCCGACATTTGATCTATATACTCTTGAGAAAAAACAGAAGCACCAACAATAAATGGTTGGTAGTAACCTGCTTTAGTTTTATACAAATCATATCCATACTGTTTGATCTCTATTTCTGATGGATTCTTATTCCAGTTAAATCTCTTGTTCCAACTTCCCAGCAAGAAACCTTTGGACTACAAGAGTCCATACCTCCAATTCTTTTGGATGAATATCATCTACATTAGGTTGGAAGTTATGATTGATTGGCTTGACAACAAACTCAAAAGCTCTTTCCATCAAATCAATAGTAGATATCTTGTCTGTCAGTGAAATTGACTTCCACTCAGCAGCTTTACGATTGCCTGGATGATGTAAAGCGTAGTTCCTACCATCGATAAATGTAATCTCAGCATAACGTCCAGTATCATCAATTTTTCGAAGTATAGGAGATTGCATCTTAACCTTATTAGATGATTTCGAAATATTACTGGATTCTGGAGCACTTGAATATTCTGGAAGTGAATCTGCATGGCTCCTATTATTTTGAGATTGTGCTTGATCTTGACTCATGATAATGTTGCTCCTTTATAATCTAACATTAGAATAATCCAAGTTTGATCCTTGTATTCTTTACCTCTTTCCATTACAGCTGGAGTCATTACTCTTCCTTTGGATGCAAATCCTACATGACCTCCATCAGATTTATCTTCTATCAATACAGTGAACATAGTGCGAGTCTTAGTTAATGCGTCTAACAATGCATTGTTAGGATCTGATCCGAGATTAACGATTGTCAACTTGTAACGATAATCATAGATCTCTGAGATATTATTGTCTCCATTTACACCAGACTGTGAGCTGATAACATCGCCTGTCATTCGTTCAACTTTTATATGCGAATCTTGTCCTGAAGGAGTAAGATCCTTTCCGTTTATAATCAATTTAAGTTTCTTAGGATCCCAAATCATTAATCTAACTCTCCTTCAATATCTACAGTATTAATTGCACCTTGCAATCTTACTTTGAATTTTATAGGTGGAAAAACTCTATTGTCTCTATCGTTTTTAGGAATTGAATCAAAGTCTGGAACTATGATTTTATATTGATAATCTCCTAAATCAGATCGAGTAAGATCTTCGTCTGTTTCAACAGCAGCAATCATTCCTGAGTTACCTGCTGCCGTGAATCGATCTCGCATTGCAGTTGTAATTAAAGCAAGGGAAGTTGTAGTATAACCAATTTTTGGATTGTTAAGGAAAACAGAAGATACATCCTCATTAAGCCTGGCTTGCAACCAATCTCGGATATCAATTACATCATCATAAGCTCCACCGGTTGTTATGCCAGGCCAGAAAACTTGGAATCCTGAGAACAATGCTATGACATTTCCTTTATCGTTAATAATTGAATTGGTTGTAGAATTGCTATATCCTGAGTTAGTTACACCAGATAATCTTAAATATGCTGGATTATAACTTCCTACTTGTCTAGCAACAGTATCACCTAAGTAACGAGCATCAGGATGATTACTTGGATCAGAATGAAAAATCAATAATTCTCGCTCTTCATTTCTTCCAACTAAAAGAGTGATATCAGAAGTCAACCCAACATATCGCTTTTTGATAGAAGCAAGATAATTTGAATTTGCAATAATCTCTGCTTTCGTATTGGTAGTTCCAAAAACCTTATACCAAGAATCCTTTCCATTATTTCTAAGAGCTGCAATTTCAGTTTCAATTTGATTCCACGCAGTAAGTAGAAATACGGCAAGCCTTGAAGGAGCATTGTTTTGAGCAAAGAATGCTTGTGCTTTTTTGTACTCAAGATCTGTATTCTCGAATCCTAAACCTAAAAGATCATCAGCTTCAGATATCTCCATATATCTTTCATAAGAAAGAACAGAGGATGCTACAGCTTCAACTACTCCAGAACCAGCTTCACCTAAGAGAGCAATATCCACAATTGTGTTTACATCGGAAACACCTTCCGCAGCGGTCTTAACCTGAGAAGCAGTAGAAGTTGGCTCACCAGAACCATTCGTAGCAACTGTTACTTCAATTATATATGGAGCTACACTTGTTCCAGCTCCGGATCTTGCAACG